CTTTCATTGCATCAGCAGTACTTGCTTCTTTGTTTACAACATCTCTCACTTGTTTGAGTGTTACACCAGGAGTTTTGAGTTTGGCTGAATCATCATCTGACTTATAATTTTCTGGAGTAGGACCACCCAAATCTTCCCAACTACCAGTTTGACCAGGTGTTGAACCACTCAAGTGACTCATTGAGTCAGGTGATTGTGCGTTAGCATTCACAGCAGTTTTGGATTGCTTAGTGCCTACTTCCATTTCTTGTAGATCTCCACGAGACATTTGAACTCTCCGATTTACCTTTATTAAACCTATATTTATTTATAATTTAAATATTTGCGAGAAAATCACTGAACAGTTCCAATTTCTTTTCTTCCAATTCTTTTTGATCAACTAAAGTATTAATTCTTCTTTGTGTTTTTTTCATAATCTGTTCTCTTAAGATTCCACCAGACCATACCCACTCTTTTCCTTCCATAATTCCTTGAACAAATGCATCAGGTGCAGAAGGATCTGCAACAATATCAGCAGCAGTTGCGAGCATAAAATCTTCACCAACTTCACTATATCCATTTTGAATTGGTCTTAGTGAACCAATACCACGAGAAGAAACACCGAGCATCACACCTTCTTTAAGAAGTGCCTCTGCAATCTTACCCATAGGAGTGGAAAGAATTTGTGCCTTTCCAATAAAATTATTACCTTCACGATAAAGTTCTGTAATTTTATGAGAAACTCTTTCCAGATTGACTGTTGGACCATCAGGATGTCCGAGTTCACCAAGAGCACGACCTTTATTTACATATTGCTCTGTATATCTTTTGACCTCACGTTCCATCACGGACATACGATAAATTCTATTATTCCGATTTGGTTGTTCGGTCTGAAGAAAAGGACCTTGAATAAATAAAGTCTTTTTCCCACCTACTGTTTCAGTAAGAACCTCTACTGATTCAATCTCTTCGGTAATAAGTTTCATCAGGCATCTCCGGAAATTTGTACTTGTTGATAATAAAGAGTTCCTGCACCAACCCCATATGCAGAAACTTTATTTGATGCAGTCACAGATGCATCTGAGGATGAGAATGCTGTTACGATACCACTTGAATTATAATTTACAGTCATTCTTGACTGAAAATATCCAGCAACTCCGGCAGAAGTATCAACTGAAAGAACTTGTTGATGTGTAAAATTGTGATATGTTGAACCACTCAGAGTTACATAATCTCCAACACCAAAAGGAACTTGAGTTCCCTCTGGCACAGTTACGATTGTTGTAGTTCCGGTTATCACTCCAACAACACGATTAGATGCTTTTGTGAGTGCAAGTGTTGCAGTTTCACCAGAGGGGACATAATAATCAGTATCAGTGGCAGAAGGATTTTCTCCGACGGCAACAAATGCAGCACCACCTACAGCAACTACTCTTATAGTACTTGATTGAACTGAAAATGCAGAAGATGTTGATGCAGTTCCTGCTGTAAAGTTAAATGAGGATCCGGCCCCAACCGGTCTATGAGCCATTATTTTATTTGATACATTTTTAGTTATTTATAAATTTATAATTACCTACTAATTTTTTCCCAATCTATGGATTTCACATCAGAAGTAAAAAGTCTGATAAACTTGTCATTCATCACTCTTCATCTTCAATCTCATCCCCACCAAACATTGCGGATGATACAACTGGTCGAAAAGCATCGATTCTTTCTGCAGACTTGGAAAATAACATATCTTTGATCTTATCACTAATTTGTGATGGTGACTCGTCAGCAAGAATCATATCCATTAAATCATCCATTTTATTACCATTAGACATAACTGCTTCTATTTATATCTCACCACCCTTCGGCATTTCCATTGCCTTTTGTCTTGGTGCAACGATTTGTTCATCACCTTTTAAATCCGGCTCAATCACTGGTTGACCCAAATCCATTTGAGATGCCGGATCTGTTGGCATTCCTGTTGCCGGGTCTATAGGATAATTTGGATCGGGAATAATACCCTTCTCAATTTCTTTTTTAATCAAATTGTCCTGTTCAATAATTTCAATATCAGTTTGATGAAGAATATTTCTTCTTACATAATCTTGTGAAAAATACTTACCAATATATGGTTCTGCTGTTGAGATCATCGTAAGTCTTTCATTTAACAGTTCTGTATTCTTCAGTTCGGCAAAATGATTATCATATAGGAAATCATATTGAATATGCTCATTCATTATCTCCCAATCTTCTGGAATAATGATATTTTTTAAAATCAACTGAGTCTTGAGCATATCACTAAACATTACAGAAAATCTTTTTCTTAAACGAGCAACAAATTTACTAAACTTAACTTCATCTCTTAAGATTTCTGATGAACGACCAAGATTAAATCCACCTTCTCCATCCATTCTTGATGTAGGAACATTTAGAGAACGAAAAAGTTTTTTCTTAAAATACTCAATATCTGTGATTTCACCAAGATTCTGTCCACCAGGAAGTGTAGTGATTTCAGTTCCTCTACCACCTTCACGACGAGGTAACCAAAAATCCTCAAGCATTGCCATAAACTTCTTATCATCACGAATTTCTCCAGTCGCAGAATCATACACTTGCTTATTACGATAACGATTCATTACATCACGAAGATATTGCTCTGCTTTTATCTTTGGAAGATTACCAACATCAATATAGAATATTCTTCTTTCAGGAGCACGAGAGAGACGATAGATTACGAGACTATCCTCAATCATTCTTAATTGATTAAGAGACTTGATTGCTTTATGAAGATATGAAAGAGTTGACCCTTTATTGCGATCTACTAAACCGGAAGTACAATAAGTGATGGAATCTTTTGACATCTTGATTCCACTAGAAGAACCTCCAAGTGCTCCTGGTGCCGGACTACCTGTTGGATATGTCATTTTTGGATTATATATGAAATATTCCTCAATTTCAGGAAACTCATAATCCATTGGATTATCAAAATTTCTGTTTGATAATTTATACCTATCATTATCAGTTTTTTTTGCCTGACGAACATATCTCATCTTAAGCGAATCAATATATCTCATCTCCTGAATTCCCAATTCAGGTTTCTTAAAATCAATCACTTTGTGATAATATAATCTCCCATCAATATACCAATTTCTATAAATTTCGTGAGATTTTTTATCAAAATCTAAAAGTTCTAAAATATATTTAAATTCTTTTCGTATTTTTTCTTTAATTCCATCACTTGCATTTAAATTTGAAAGTTCAATCGCAATAGGACTATCATTTGTGTCTGATACGATTGCCTCATTTACTATATCTTCAATTGCACTATCACATTCCGGGTGTAGTGCCATCTCACGATATCTTTTGATTAAATCAAATTCTGTGCGATATACTCCCTCAATATCAACATAAGAACCAAAAAAACCACTAGTCAAATAATGATCAACCCCGTCCTCATTATTAGAAGGAACGGGGGAAACCACAGTGGGAGATACTGGTTCATTATTTTCAATTGAGAATCCAAATAATTTTGCCATAATTTAATTAATTTATATTCCTATTATTTATTATTTGTCTTATGAATTAGTCTTACCATCAACGGGATGCCAGTAATTTACTTGAAACTCAACTGTAAATTCTTCAATTGTATCTGATGAATCAAAAGAAAGATCAATTGCAGAAATATTAGTTGGAAAAATATCTTCAAATTTATACTGCTTTGCATTTTTAACACCACTAGTAGTAGAGGTTTGAGTCATAGATGATGAGTCTCTACTCAATTGAGTCACCGTTGCATTTGCCATATATGTGGAAGGATCGGTAGTGCCACTTGCATCCTTATATTGGCCAATATGTTGCATCCAATCTTCCATAACCGTTCTAATAGCAAAATCATTGTCATTAATAACAGTAATTGACCAAGTATCATAAGTTCTGTCTCCAGCAACTTTAAAAATTCTTCCTCGAAAAGGAACATCAATAGATGCAATATTTGATGCGGGTAAGTTAGTTGCCTTACATAACATCACAAATTTGTCAGGAAGAGTTTTCGCTGCGCTAGGAATATTTCCAAAAGAGACTTCAAATAGATTGGGGCGAGCACCACCACCACTCATTGCTGATTTAAATTGGGAAAGAGATCTTTGTGTTGCCATTTTTAATTTCTCCTTTTAATTTATTTATTTTAATTAAACAGTTCCAGCAACTTCTTCAAAACTAACACCTGTGCGAGTTGCAACAAAAGTGAGAGTGACATAATTAATTGACTTCGTTGGTTTTAGAAAGATATCTGCAC